TAATATTACAGCAATAGAACCGGTTCAATATACAGTTTATTATGGTGATGAAAATCATTATCATTGGCACACAGATACTATTATTAATGATAACAGTTCTCATCCAGATACACCAGAAGGTCCTATGAAAAATACTATTCGTAAGATTAGTTGTAGTGTACAATTGACTGATCCAAGAGAATATGACGGCGGTGAATTCGAATTAATGACGGGTGATAATGTAGAATCAGAAGATTATTCAAAAGATTTGAAGGATGAAGGATATTTCAAGACAAGTAGCGTACCTTTACCACATTTTAAAGAAAAGGGTTCAGCTATGTTCTTTCCTTCATTTACGTATCATAGAGTTAAACCAGTGACTAAAGGTATTCGCAGAAGTCTAGTAGTATGGTTTCGTGGTCCTAAATGGCAATGATATAAATAGATAAAATAATATAACTATAGGTAATCATTCAATGCCAAGATATATAGGTCATAGTATAGCTAATACTGCTGGTAAAGTTGTTACCAACATAATCGATCCAAATATTTCTAGTGTTGAACTTTTATTAGATTTTAACGATGTTCATGGAAATGGTAATCTAACAGATACAAGTCCTTCTGGAAAAACTGTTAGTGCGGCCGGAAACGCTGCTGTATCTACCACTCAAAATAAATTTGGTACACATTCACTAGCTTTAGATGGAACTGGGGACTATGTTTCCGCGCCATATTCAACTGATTGGGACTTTGGAACAGGTGATTTTACTATAGAGCTTTGGTATCGACCGGACAGCACGGTAGGGCAGCAACAAGGCCTTATACAATGTATGGGGACAACCAGCGGTACCGGATGGGCCCTGACTTATTTCCAAAGCTCCAATACGTTCTATCTTCAATTTTTGGATCAAGCTAGTTCTACGCTCACTCAGGTCCCAACGACAAGTTTTCGGAATTATATCTCAGATAATACTTGGGCTCATATTGCCCTGTCCAGACAAGGCACCGCCTTTCGAACATTTGTAGACGGCGCTCTTGTAAGCACGACTACGTCGTCCTACTCACCGAAACCCTCGGTCAATGGGCTTTTGAAGATCGGAGTTGGCAGCGGAAATGACTGGCTGTCGAATCACTACGCCAAGGGTTACATCGATGGGGTGCGGGTCACCAAAGGCGTGGCGCGATATACCTCCGCATTTACCACACCTACTAGGTTCACCGTTAATAACACATGGAATTCCGGAGTCTGGACAATAAGCGGATCTGGGAATAATACCGTTAATACTAGAAGAAAAACTGGTAAATGGACGGACGCGCCATGGGTGGCCGGCGGCCGACATGGGCCGCAGCTATCAACTCTTGTAGATTATCTTGTGATTGCTGGAGGCGCTGGCGGCGGTGGTGGTAATGGCGGCGGTGGTGGCGGTGCTGGTGGATACCGATCGTCTTGGGCAGGAGTGCCGGGTTCTGAATTGACAGGTGGCGGGGCGGCTATCGAAACAGAGTTCACAGCCCCGGTAGGGACTCCATATACGATTACCGTTGGCGCCGGCGGCGCAGCCGGGCCCGCCCCATCCAGCTCTGGATCTCAGGGGGTTTCATCATCAATAGCTGGAACAGGTTTAACTACAATAAGTACCGTCGGCGGTGGCTTTGGTGAAAGAGGTGATGTCCACACTGGATCAGGCGGCGTTGGCGGATCTGGTGGAGGCGGAGGATCTGGGCCCGGGCCGGCCTTTAATCCAGGCGGAGCTGGAACATCGGGCCAAGGGAGTACTGGAGGTGCAGGAAAGCACGGACCAGGGGTACATCAAAGTGGCGGTGGTGGCGGTGGTGGTACCGCCATCGGAGTGGATGCAGGAAATAATTATGGCGGTGCCGGTGGCGCTGGCACTCCGTCAACGATCTCTGGATCAAGTGTACAACGCGCCGGCGGTGGTGGCGGCGGTAACCATTCTGTAGGAACCACAGCAGGAGCTGGGGGTGCTGGTGGTGGTGGTGACGGTTGGCTCCACAGCAATAACAACGGCAGTGCCGGCACCGCCAACAAGGGCGGTGGTGGTGGCGGAATGGGGAATGCCGTGCCGACGCATTCTGGCGCTGGTGGATCAGGTGTGGTCATACTTAGAATGTTAACGACTGCTTATCCTGGTACACAGTCTGGTGGAACGGTGACTACTTCCGGCAGTCATACTATTATCACATACAATTCTTCAGGAACGTTTACTAGTTAAGGATTACTAAAGAAGAAGTATCTTCTTCATTATAAATAACATAGAACGTATTATAAGAGGGTTTTATGGCTGCACCTACTACTAGAGAACAACATAAACAGTATTGCCTTCGTAATCTAGGCTCACCAGTCATTGATATCAATGTAGATGATGAGCAACTAGAAGACCGCATTGACGAATCTTTACAATATTTTCGTGATTATCATTACGATGGTACTGAACATGTATACCTAAAACATCAAATAACAGCAATTGATAAAACAAATGAATATATTGCTATTAATAATAATATTCAAGGTATCACTAGATTATTCAGTATAGGTAATTCTAATAGTTCATCAAACCTCTTTAATGTAAGATATCAAATTCATTTAAACGATTTGTTTGATTTTTCTTCTGCTACTGCATCTCCTTATATCAATGCTATGAGACACGTAGAAACATTAGAAGAAATCTTTGTTGGTAAGAAACCAATTCGTTTTAATAGACATACAGATAAATTATATATTGATATGGATTGGACTAATGATGTAGCTGTTGATGATTATATTATTATAGATTGCTATCGAACTATCGATGGCGATACCTATAGTGATGTGTGGAATGATAGATGGTTACTTCGTTATTCTACTGCACTATTTAAGAGACAATGGGGAATGAATTTAAGCAAATTCGCAGGGGTACAATTACCTGGTGGTATTACTCTAGATGGTCCTCGAATCCTTCAAGAAGCAACAGACGAAGTTACTAAACTAGAAGAAGATATGATTACCAGTTATAGTCCATTAATACATGATATGACTGGTTGATACTATGGCGACCAATAAGTATTTTAGTAATTTCACATATGGCCGAGAACAAGATTTAGTAGAAGATCTTACTATCGAGTCAATCAAAGTATATGGTCACGATGTAAAGTATATACCTAGAACTATTGTATCCCGTGACAATCTTTACTCTGAAGACACTTTATCTACATTTAATGATGCTGCTGATATTGAAATGTATGTTAAGAATGTAGAGGGTTTCGAAGGCGAAGGAGATCTACTCTCTCGTTTCGGATTACAGATTCGTGATGAAATGACCTTTACATTAGCTCGTAAAAGATTCGATCAAATCCGTACAGAAAAATTAATGACTGAGGTAGGCTATAACTATCTCACCGAAGAAGCTGATACTACAGTGCCTTCTAGACAATATCTATCGGGTAATAATGAAACCGAATCTATCATACTAGAAGCTGGTACTGCTAATGGTTATTCAATCACTTCTAATAGACCAAACGAAGGCGATTTGATTTACTTTCCTATGGTTAGTAAATTGTTTGAAATCAAATTTGTTGAGCATGAATCAATCTTTTATCAAACAGGTAGATTGCAAACATATGATATTAAATGTGAACTATTCGAATATAGTTCAGAACAACTTGATACCGGTTATAGTGAAATAGATGGTATTGAAGATGCTCTATCACTAGATAGTACTTTATTCCAATTCACATTAGAAGCGGGTGGTGGTTATGGAACTGGTGTTATTCTTGGAGAAGATGGAGATACTATTATACAAGAGTATAGTATTAATACAACAGACTCTCAAGCTAATAATTCGTTGTTCCGTACAGATGTACTAGCAGATGATATAATCGACTTCTCTGAACGTGATCCATGGTCAGAAGGTAGATTTTAATGTTTGAATATTTCTCAAATGGTCTAATCAGAAGATATGTAACTGTCTTCGGTTCAATGTTTAATGACCTTCAAATTCAAAGAACTAATAATTCTGGTGTTAGAATACAAACGATTAAAGTGCCTATTGCGTATGGCCCTAAACAAAAGTTCTTAGTAAGAATAGATACAGACCCTAATTTAGATAGAGCAGTTGCTATGTCTTTACCGCGCATAGGATTTGAATTAAACGGTATATCATATGATCCTACCAGAAAACTTAATTCTACTCAAAAGAATTCTTATATTCTAACTACAGATAATACTCAACTTAGAACACAATATACACCCGTTCCTTATGATCTACAATTTATATTATCTATCTTTGTAAAAAATGCAGACGATGGTACACAAATATTAGAACAGATTATACCCTACTTTAAACCAGAATGGAATATCGGTGTTAACTTAATTCCTTCTATGGATATCAGTATGGATATTCCTACTGTGTTAAATAGTATAGACTTTGAAGATGCATATGAAGGAGATTATCAAACCAGACGAGCTATTATCTGGAACTTAAACTTTACTATGAAAGGATATATGTACGGGCCTGTTAGTAATTCTGGACAGATTACTAGAACGCAAGTTGATTTTTATGCTAATACTGCTTATAATACTGCTAGAAGTAGTCGTGTAGTTATAGTGCCTGGATTATTAGCTAATGGTTCACCCACTTCAAATAGTGCGGCTTCTGTAAATAGAAGTCTAATTGATGTAGATGACGATTATGGATTTGCTTCTAATACGTTCTTCTATACAGATGGACTAGCGTATAATCCCGTAACAGGAAGTGATGAAAAACCATGACCTTTGATAATAAATTTAGTGAGCTATTAGATATAGATCCACCCGATCAAGAAGTATTAGAACCTAGTTTTAAGAACAAAGAGGTAGATGATGATTATGATTATGCTAGACGTAATCTAAGAGATCTTATCGATTCAGGTATGAATGATTTGAATTCAGTAATGGATATCGCTAGACAAAGTGAATCGCCTAGAGCATTTGAGGTAGCTACTAATCTAATAAAGACATTGGCTGATACAAATAAAGATCTTTTAGATTTGGCTAAAAAGAAAAAA